GATTGACCTAGACAAGTTGGAGATGATTTTAATTTGGACAAAGGATCATGTAATCCAGGAGCATCAGTTGGTGCAGCTTTCAATCCTTCTGCTTCAAATACACCTAAAACACCTTTGTTGCCTTGAAGTGCATCTACTTCATTGCCTCCTACATTTGCTGCACTATGAACCTTTTCAGGGAAACTACTTTTAAATCCTTCAAATGGTGTTTGAGTGAGAGAAGAAAACACTTGGTATGGTACAGGTTCTCCTACACTGGAATTCGCCATCATTACTACAACAATGAGTAGAAAAATGACTAAATAATATTCTACTGGTATTTTTGACAATTTTGATAGTAATTTCATTTTTTATTGACTTATACATGATACGAAGAAAAAAGTGTCATATTTCATTTTGTTTATTCAATTTACTCTTCGTTGGGTCCATCATTATTGTCATTTTCTGATTCTTCATCATCATCTTCCTCATCATCTTCCTCTTCATCATCTTCCTCATCATCATCTTCCTCATCATCTTCCACTTCATCATCTTCCTCTTCATCATCTTCCTCTTCATCATCTTCCTCTTCATCTTCATTTTCATCGTGTTCTTCTTCAGAATTGTAATTTTCAGCATTTTCAAAGTTTTCTGCTAAAGAATCATCATAAGAAGGAGCAAGTAAAAACTTGTCTAAAAAATCCCATAAAGCTCCTTTAATACCACTTTGCATAATACAAACACTATCACCGTCTTCTATTTGGAAAAAGCGTTTTCGTAAATGCTCTTTCAAATACAATTTTTGTCGTTCTTTCCAATCAATAATTTCGTTTTGATAATTGTATAATATAATACTAAAAATGACAAATAATATCAACACCCAAATACGACTTCCTAAAATATCCACTGTACTAGATGAATATTGCGGGGATTGTGATGAAAAATCCATAAAAAACATCTTTTTTATATTCAGTTAAATGATAAAAATATCATTAAACAAACTTATATAAATGAGAATTATCTTCTTCTAAATAATCATATATATATTGATCATGAAACAGCAAGAAAGACTGGATTTAAAAAGACTTATGAATGCGTCCTCAGATTATGAGGACAATACGGAAGGAATACGTAGATTAAAACATAGTGACTTAATTATTGTAGATATCAAAAAGATCGAAATGTACAAGGATACTATGAAACATGTACGTCGTAGAAGTCAAGATGATTTTTACAAATATTGTCAGTCTAAATGTACATTTTTGTACAACCAATATACGGATATTTTCAATCGTTTAGTAAAAGATGAATTGGATATATCATTAATGTATCAGATGTTGGAAACGCTAAAGAAGATTGAAGATGGAAAGATTGATCAACAAGAAGGTTCGGTAGTGATTGGAAAGATTTTGCATAAAATATTTGTAGAGAGTGCGTTGAAACACCGTGATAATGTCGAATTATCCTTAGCAGATAAGGGTAATGACGAAGATGTAGTCGAGAAAAACGAAGGAAAAAACATTGACTGGGCAACATTCAAAAAACAGAAGCTGAGATAATCAAACAAATAAATTGTATTATTTTCTTTTGATATAATAAGAATAAAAAGAAAACGAAAAATAAATATAGCAGTAAAAGGTAGGCGATGGAGACGGCATATTCTCCACTGATTACAAAAGAAGATCTTAAAATATTCAAAGGTAAGTATTTTTTACCATGGTTATCATCAACATCGTCGTCCATGAATAAATCACAAGATTCAATTGAGAATAAAGAAAAACAAACGGTTATTACTAATACTGGTAATAAAGTAGTTGTATTTGATTTAGACGAAACGATCGGTTCTTTTACGGAATTATATATTATGTGGTGTGGAATACGTCACGCTATGAATAGTATAAATGTATTCAATCAATTATGTGAATTATACCCGGAGTTCTTCCGTTTTGGTATTATTACGATATTAGAGTATCTGTACGCCAAAAAGTTACAAAAAGAGTGTCATCAAATATTCATTTATACGAATAATCAATGTCCAGGTAAATGGGTATCGTTAATAGGAAATTATTTAGACGAAAAAGTGCGATCTTCCTATAAACGAAAACCGAGACAACCACTATTTGATAAAATAATTGGGGCTTTCCGTATTAATAATAAACCGATTGAATTATGTCGTACAAGTCATTCGAAAAAAATGGATGATTTTCTTCGTTGCACATTGGTTTCGGAACAAGCTGATATATGTTTCATAGACGATGTTCATTATCCGGCGATGAAAGGTGCTAAAGTATATTATATTTGTCCTCGACCCTATATTCATCATTTATCGGGGTCTCGAATTATAAAACGATTAATCAAAGAAGAATGGGTACCACCTGGACTTCTACGATGCCCCTCATTTTGGAAAGATTGGTTTTCAGTACATCAGTACAAAAATAAGATGAGTAAAAAGACAAATCGGAAAGATAAAAACGAAATAATGTTGGATCTACAGATATCCCATAAGATGATTTATCATTTAAAAGAATTTATGATGTTTGGAAAAAAATGAGATATAAATTGCTTATATTTAAAATCCGCTGAAAATCATTTGTTTCAATACTAGAAAAAAATGATTATTACCCGGTTTGTTTATATACTGACAATGCTTTTGTTGTAATTAGACGAATTATTGATATTGCTACTATTCAATTTTGACATGGATATTTGAAAGTATTTAGTCAAAATACAATTTGTACTAAGAATATCTTGTACAGGTAAAATGGAAAAGTATTGATAATTGGGTCTTCGTAATAATTCGGCGGAAGGGATAATAATACCATGCAACGAATTGTCTTCTAAATCTAAATACTCTTCCGACATCAAATCGTCTAAAATGATTGGTTTTCCCATTTTGTCTTTAGTACCAATAATATGTCCTTCTACACAACGTATAAAACCATTATCTCGCTGTGTATTACACCAACGATTTATATTATAATTGAATTCGGTTTCGTTTTGGAAATGTTGCTTTTCTTCTAAACTTTGTAGAAATCCGATTAATTTTTCAACTAAAGGATCCTCTTTAGCAGCCCCCATAAATTGAAGTCCCGGTAAAAAAGGTTTAGATTGAGGACTATTGGGTAATCGAACCAATTCTTCTCCCATAAAAGGAGTCTTTTCGGAAACACCTTGTTTGTAAATAGGCAACAAGGATTGGAGACATAAGAAAGAATTGGGTACAATCATACCACCGTAAATATAAACCAATTGAAGCAATGCGTTTTGGCGATAGCGCGTTTGCATAGGTTCTGGTACAGTCGATAAGTCAATTGTCCATGTGGGAATTAATTTTTCAAAAGATTCATCGTCAATGAGGCAAATATGGAAATCATCTCCACAATGGTTGATAATACTTTGTACAGTTAAATACAAATAGGGCTGATTTAAGTCTTTACTATTTCGAGACATGAAGTTCTTCCATTTACGGGCATTTACTTCATATTTAGAATGAATCCATATTTTAGGACGATTTTTACCGTATAAAACATTATCATTTAGCAAGTATTTTTTCACCATTTCATAATCGTCTTTTTCTTCTTTGTCGGCAAACTTTTGTTTTACTGATGAACCAACTACCGTAGCCAATAAAACTAAACCTACTGTCAATGCGACATGACTAAATGAAAGTTTATTTCCACCTAACATGATTAGTATATAATTATGTATAGTATTACAAGAGAAATTCAGTTTTTACATTTTATCTTTTTCAATAAAATAACGTAGGTCTAATAAACCGTGATTGTATTGTTTTGTAAAGGTAATATCTATATTGTAATAACTACAGATTTGTCGCACAATGGTAATAAATGCTCGATAAGACCAATCACGCTTAATATAGTTAGTATGTTGACATTCATAATAATAGTATTCTAATTCTTGTAAAAACGGTAAATGTTTTTCATGAAAAGTAAGATTCTGAAATACATTTTGATCAATTAAATAATATTCGGGAGTACTTTTACAAGTATCTTCTAAAAATGAATAAAAATTGGCTAAAGGATATGGTTTCCGAAACAAATTCGATTTTTTGCTTTCCATTATTTTAATATGGCGAAATTTTGTTTTACAATTGAATTCGTAAAAAACGCCAATTCAATAACATTTTCATGAATATTGTAAAATGCCGTAATATATTTACATAAAAATGGAATCATTTTATATTTAGTTGTTTCGTCTAAACGTTTGGTATTTTTGACAAATAAAAAGAAATAATCCAGTACATCAATTACGGAATAACCACTATCATATAAACTGTACAAAATATTTATACCTTGTGCTATATCTTTCTCTCGAATTGCGTCTAAATAATTATCAAAGTGTTGAAAGGAAATATTGGAACAAACGGCTTTACATAGATCCAATGTTACAGGTAAGCTTAAAATATATAATTTTTCAATATGATTGATTACAGTTCGTACCGAATGATTGCTTATAGACAATAGGTAGTCTTGACAGTCTTGAGAAAGATCAAAATTTTCTTTTTGTAAAATAAAGGACAATACTTTTTGGATAGTCTCGAAAGAAAGATTGTGGATTTGAATAATATGCATTCTAGATTGGATACTTTCAATGACTTTCTGTAAATTTGTACAGACAGATAGTACGTGAATATTTTCTTTGTACATGTCCATATAACTCCGGAATACTTGTTGACTTTGTTCGTTCATGTTGTCCAAATCGTCAATCATAATGATTTTCTTTTTATTGGGAATAGTACAGCGTGTTTTACAAAAGGTTTTCATCTCGTTTCGATAATATTGAATCCCTTGTTCTTTTAGATTATTGATCACCATTAGATTGTATTCTGGAAAATCGTCATCTTTACTGATTTGATAATATTCGCGAATAATGGCTTGTGCTAGTACTGTTTTTCCACAGCTAGGATTCCCGTACAATAATATATTTAAATCGTCCATTTCTAGAAAACTGTAAATAGCGTGTTTCATTTGAGGTTCTAAATAAAAATCTTCGATTGTATAAGGTCGATATTTTGTTAAAAATGATTCATTCATTTTTCTATCCATAATTAATTTTACTATAAAATGTTCTTTGTCTTTATGTATTTATACACATCTTTTGTATAATACAATATTCAATAATATTCAAAATTAAAGTAAATGGAAGATTTTTATCAAATATTAGGTGTATCAAAAACAGCTACAGAAAGTGAAATTAAAAAAGCATATCGTAAATTGAGTTTAGAATATCACCCAGATAAAAATTCGAGTCCAGATGCTGAAAGTAAGTTCCAGAAAATAAACGAAGCGTATGAAACTTTGGGTGATCACGATCAAAGGAAAATGTACGATCATAAAGGATCCATACCTGGTGCTCCTTTTGGCGAAAACCAATTTGGATCAGGTGGCTTTCCATTTTTCCACACAAATGCACATATGCCTGGACGTGCTGGTCATGGAAATATTCATAATATTAACCAGATGTTTGAACAATTTTTTACTGGACCCATGGGTACTGTATTTGAAGAAGGTATTCGACACCGTCCTACTGGGCAACAACGCCATCATCCAAATATTCGTATTTTTCAAAACGGAGTACAAGTAGATCCCGGTGTCATGTTTAAACCGCCTACAATTGATAAAAATATTGATATTAAACTAGAACAAGCATATAGTGGGTTTAATTTAGAATTGGAAACAGATATAAAAGGTGCTGATAAAATAAAAGTTTTCGTTCAAAGAGGTATTCGAGACAAAGAAAACATGATTTTACCGGGTAAAGGTATAAGAGGAAATAATGGACAACATGGAGACGTAAATCTGAAATTCACGATTTTACCAGATGAAACTTTTACATTGAAAGGAAAAGACCTTTATTATAAGACCACTGTATCATTAAAAGAGGCTTTATGTGGATTTACGATAACATTGAATCATATAAACGGACAAACATTGCGATTGAATAATCAAAATGTAATTCATCCGGGCTTTGAACGAGAGATTGCAAATTATGGTATGGTCCGTGATGGAGAAGAAACGGGTAAGATGATCATTGTATTTGACGTGAAATTCCCAATGCAATTGACAGTAGAACAAAAGGAACAAATTGAGAAAATAATTTAAATAGTATCTGTACATATTATATAACCTGGTAGTAATAGAATTTCAATTTAAATCAATATGGACGAATCAACGTGGCTTAATGTGAATAATGCAATGAATGCAATCAATAAATTAGAATTACATGACTTTATCAAAAATTTCGATAATTCTTCTACTGGATTCTCTTTATGTACAGATCCTCGTATTTATGAAATTTACGGGGAACTCACCATGGATGGACATAGTGGTAGTTCATTCGCCATTACTATGCGAAATTGTCAATACTATTTGAATCATCCTAATAAATGGATAGAAGTACAACAACAATATAATACTACTGTACAAACACAAACAGTAGAAAATTAATAATAAACAATAAAATCATTGAATGATGTATTCATTTAATGACTTTCTACAGTAAGAAAAAAATATTTAGTTCATGGTTACACGTTTGGTATTGATACTACCACTTACTAAATAAATTGAGTTTTCGGTTTTAATAATGTAATCTATTATAGTTTTATCATGATTTGTGATTTGATATACTTTGTCAATATAACTGGTGTATTCTTGATCGCTCTTGATTAACATTTTTTTATCATCTTCTTGTACTCCAATAATAGAAGTATTGTCAACGGAACTTGCCCAATAATCCATCATAATAGGCTTATCTTCAGTTAAACTGAGTTTAAATGCATTTTCCATTGTTTTCTGCTCGGGAAGTCTATACATTTTATTTTCTAGTGATATACCTTCACTTTTAGAGGCTTGATTCGTAAGTTCGGACATTTTGAATATTTTTGTCTATTATGTTGTGAAAATAGCGGGACACTTTAAATACTTTTTTCGTGATTAAATAAATTCTGATAATAATCCTGTGTAAATTTAACCATTTTTTTTCTAGGCTTGTGTTTCTTAATTTTTGCAACAGGTACATCTTGATTCGCTCTAATTGTAGGATATTCAGTTGTCAAAATATTCTTGACAAATTCATAGACATAGTTCAAGATTTGTTTTGTACAGTTGCCTACAATCAGACAATTACCTGTACGGAAAATCATAAATGATATTTTGGTGTATTTTTCCAGTACCAATTCATCCAATTCGGTCATTGTCACATCTTGGTCACTTTCTTCTAAATGACCTAGTTGTACTTTTGGGTCTTCTGGGAACTTATTGTTATAATAAAATTTGCATTTGACACCGGGATACATAGATGGATCATACGTAGGATTCAATTTGTACTTATTTCGTAAAACCGCGCGTAATTTTTCTTGTTGAATGTAAAAACCACAATTGAAATTCGAATTGATCAATACATTGCTTTTTGCTTTTACTTTTTCAAAATGACTCTTCTCTTTTTTATTGGTTTCCTTATTTTTTTTCCCTTTTACTAATCGAAATACTTCTGGTGATTCTTCTTCGGATATTAATTCTAATTTATCGTTAAAATTTGGCTGTAGAATATCCAATAACAATATCTTTGTACTTTCTAATAATTCTTCATTCACTATACCTGGTATAGCCATCCGTCCTGTATTGAACACCTTGACATGGATTTCATGAAACATCTTATTTTGTTTCACTCGCAAAATAATTGCAAAGCAATTAATAAATGCATTCTTATTTTTACCATGACAATTCATAATATCCTTTTTTGATACACCTACAGTTAATTTTCGCACATCTTTGAATTTGATTTTTCGTGCATTGCTGTTATCGATTTGCTTCATAATTTTTTCCGTGAAATAAGTCTCTAAATCACGTTTTTTTTCATAATCTTGAAATTCTTCCCTTGTTTTACTAATAAAACGAATTTGCTTTTTGATGACTCCGTTTTTTGCACAACTATAGGGAATCACTTTTGTGTTCCAAAATATTTTTTGGACGTCTAAATTACTCTGATTTAAAAAGAAGATTTTAGTCTGTGTCGATATATACAAGTCTTCACATAACCCAGGACCACCAACAATTGATGGTGGTGATGGGGTTGATCCTAATATTGGATCATTTTTTGTACTATCAATCAATGATGTGGATTTATCATTGTTTTTTACTTTGGTAATGTCGATTTTTTTTGCGTTTCCTGTGTTTTTTTCTCTCTTTTTTGTACAAGAAGACGATATACTTTCGTCGTCGTCGTCTTCTGATAAACTATCATTGTCATCTTTATTACTATATACAGAAGAATCTTTTGACATTTTCCAAAGATCCACCTCAGTTGTAGCATCAATCGAACACTCATTCGATTGCTGTGCATTTAAAAACATTTGCCATTCATTATCAATTACACTCATTGTTATCTGTTATTGTAATGAACTTTTCATATATTTTATTTATTTTCAATTTTATTTGATTTTGTAAATAGTTGACTTTTAACCCTTTGTAATAAAAACGCGTTAAAATTGATTACTTTTTCCAAATAGAATTTAGACAAAGTAAAAGATATAGATAAAATTTATAGTT